TTTGTCCGAAAGTTGTTCAATTATGCTTCTATTTGACGCAAGTGTCTTTGCCTTCGCATCGTGAGGTAAATAATGTGTGCCATACACATAGCCTCTTTCCTTCTCTCGAATCTGAATAATGCCGGAGTAAAACGCTACTGGTTGTCCATTAGAGGAATGGTAATCAAGCATACGAATCTCGCCATGCACCACTTGAAACCACCAAATAGCGGTGTCATCTGAGTAACCCAAGTCCCATGCTGTATGAACAGGAAACATAGGGTCATACTCTACATCGGTAATGCGCCCTTGGTCGGTAAGCTGACGCATCTCTTTGCCGTAGTAAGCGCCCATAATTGCCGATTCAAAGTCGCATTCCCACTCAGCAAGGTATTGGTCTTGCGTCATTATCTTGGCAGCATCTTCTAATTCTTCTTTGGGAATTAATCCAGTTTGACTAGCCCTAAGTGTCTTACAGTACCAATCAGGGTCTTTAGTGGCATTGTTATAGACTTCCCAGAATTGGTTATGCCCTTTAGGTGTGCCAATGAATACAGCCCAACCCTTTCTATCGCTTAAAAGAGGCCTTAAAACTGCGCCCCATATAGAAGGCTTCATGTCAGCGTACTCGTCTAGCACTACCCCATCAAGGTACAAACCACGCAAACTGTCAGCGTTATCAGCACCAAACAAACGAATCCTTGACCCATTAATCAATTCCACCCATAGTTCTGAAACATTGTGATTAGCCCTGACAGGCTGAGAAAACTTCATTAAATAGTCAAAAGCAATACTCTTAGCTTGGGCATAATATGGCGCTAAATACGCATATCTACCATCTTCTTTGTTTTCAACAAGGGCTTTGTATATCAGTTCATTAATACAACTGACTGTCTTACCGCAGCGTCTATGAGCTACGATAACTGCCCAGCGTTCCTGTCTTTCATGGAAATCTAAGAATACATCTCTAGGCTTGTAGTCTAGTTCGACATCTATTACTTCTTCCAAGACACTACCATTCTTTGAGGGGCTTTCTCGTCACCTACTACTTCAGTCCTAGCTAACTTAGGTACTGAGTATTCAACTAGGTTTTGCACTATTTCGCAGGCTTTTGCCGGATTAGGCTGAACAATATACTTTCCTGTCTTATCGTCAAATATGCCTTCTGCGGTGCTTACAATCCACGACTGAATAAAAGGTATATTGGCATCAAGTAAGGCTTTAATCGCCTCACGAGCCTCCTGAGTGGTCTTATTAGGCACTCCTGGCTTACGACCACCAGTCTTTTTTCTAGTTTCTTCTACTTTATTATCCATACATTCTCAAGTGTTTGATTTGTAAGGGTTTAATTCTACATCAATTTAGCCAACAATATCAGGGTCGTGGTTCTTGTTCATAGCATCCATTAAAGCCTGTTTACGCCTCATACGCTGATTAGACTTTTTGTTTAACAATATGCTGTCATCTAATTCCAATGGAGGATTCTTCTCTTGGCGCAGTCTTTGTTGTTTTTCCAGCGTTGATTCTTTGTGCGGGCGCAACATAGCATCTTCTTTTTTGTATTTGCGTGTCATGTGTTCCATTACATATCCTTCATAGCTTCGGTAAGCATTTGTTTTCTTGGTTTTGCTGTCTTTGCGGATTCTTTAAAGTCTTTAGCAGTTGGCGCACCTTTACTGCCAGGCTTACGCATCTTTTCGCCTGAGCCATGAGCAATACGTTCTTGTTTTTTATGAATATTATAGTAAAGACCCTGTTTAGCCACAATGCCACCTCGCTCTAGCTGCTTTGCCTCTTTCGCCATTCCAATGCTGACTTCTGGCGCAAAAGCTGTCATGTCTTGAGCCACTTGACTGTGGGGCTTGCAAATGGCTGCCATTCTTGGCGTTATAAGCAGCTCTGCCTTTAGCCGTCATTCCTGCACCTTCTTTGGCTGGCAGGTAGTTCTTGCCTTTGCCAACTGTGGTCTTAGGAATGGGCTTATCGTGCTTTTCTACTGCGGCACGAATTTGGTCTTTACGACTCATTTGTGCAACTTTTCCAATAGCATAGCTAATCTTGCTCTACGGCCTTCTTTGCCTTTAGCATGAGCAGCTTTCTCTAGCTTTGCTTCAGGAATCTTTTTATCCTCAGCAACGCCTAATTCTTTCTTTAATGCGCCTGGGTGCTTAATTGCACCTTTTATCCAATTAGCCATTAATACTCACCCATTTCAGTCTTTTTAGACTCTTTCTTGATTTCGCCTTTTTCTTCGCCAGATTTCATGTGCTTGGCATAGGCTGACTCAATAGTATTCTTACGCTTTTTTGCTTTATCTTGCACAGAAAGGGCAATAGCTACTGCTTGGTTATGCGGTTTACCGGCTTTTTCCTCTGCGGAAATATTCTCGCCAATAGCTTTTTTGCTACCAGATTTGTTAAGTGGCATGATTATTCCTATTTGAGGTACTTGATTTTGTAAATTGTAGAGTCGATTAACTGTTGTATTTCTGCAACAATATTAATCAATTCTTGTTTTTGTGGCAAGTCTGTATTGGCTTCATTTACAAAATTCTTTAATGATTCCATGTATTTAAGTGGGTCTTTAGGCTGATGATAGACGCTAGGAAAGACTTTAATCTGTTCGTAGCAACCCATGTAGGCTTCTACATAGTCATCAACTAACTCGACTATCTCATCATAGTATTTGCCCAAAGCCTTATGCTTTGAGTAAGAATCTGTTGACCAATGGAAAAAATGAGTATTAGTTGCACTATGCAAAAGAGTAGCGGCAAACATAGCGACATTAGAGGTTTCATTCATAAATTACTCCATTTTTAACGATTTTAATACTTCTATTGCTTCTTCGCTTGAATTTACTCTATATAAATGCCCACCTTTCCAACCGGCAATAAACTTAATTTGGTCAGGGGTAAATTTCTTGTTAGCGCCATCTTTTACTTCGATTAAAATAGTATGTCCTTCATAGGCCACAAGTAAGTCAGGTATTCCTGACCCAACCATGTGTAATAAATAGACATCAGCCCCATTATCTCGTAGTGCTTTAACAACAGAGGCTTGATTTTTATCAACTTTTTTCGCAAATGACATATTATTCAGTTAGTATTTGATAACTTATTGATTATAGAGGATATAAATGTCAGGCTATCACTTATCAGATGAAGAATGGATTGCTTCTTGGAATGAGTTAAAAAGTCCCGAAAAGTTCTCTAAAGCTAATAAAATCAATATCCGCAATGTTTACTCTCGTAGGCGGTCAATAGAATCTAGGTTAGGTATCAAATTAGACACTTTTGCAGTACCTCATCCAACTCAAGTAAAGAAAATACACCAAACCCCTGGTCATGTACGCAGAGGTATGGAAATAGAAAAAGGGAGAGTTATTGTATTTTCTGACGCACACTTTTGGCCTGATGAAACCACCACAGCGTTTAAAGCACTCTTAGAGATGATTAAAGAGTTTAAACCTACTGCCATCGTTTGTAATGGTGATGCGCTTGATGGGGCTAATTTAAGTCGCTTCCCAAGGCAAGATTGGGCAAAGATACCATCAGTAAAAGAAGAATTAGATGCTTGTCAGTATTTTTTGGGCGAAATTGAATCAGTAGCCAAAGGTGCTAAGTTATTTTGGCCAATTGGTAACCACGACCAAAGACTAGAAATGTCTATTATTGCCAACCTTCCTTCGTTTGAGGGTGTGCGTGGTACTAGCCTTAAAGATTATTTTCCTATGTGGAATCCTTGCTGGTCATTTTGGGTTAATGAGGACACTTGTATCAAACATCGCTGGAAAGGTGGTTGGACAGGCGGCAGAAACAATGCCGTCAACTCAGGCGTTAATATGATTACTGGGCATACTCATGTGCTTTCAGCAATTCCATTTAATGACTATAACGGCACTAGATGGGGTGTGCAAACAGGTACGCTTGCTGACCCTCATGGGCAACAGTTTAGCTATACAGAAGATACCCCAAAGGATTGGAATAGTGGCTTTGTCATGCTAAGTTTTGAAAGAAGCAAGCTATTGCAGCCAGAAATAATTAGAGTATGTGGTGAAGATGAAATAGACTTTAGGGGCAAAATAATTTGCGTTTAAATTCAGAGGTTGTACGCAATCTCTACGCCTCTCTCTATTGTTGCTATCCATTTACTAAATGGAAAATGCCTGTACCTGAAGAAATAGAATTTGTTGTAACTGCCGACCCTGAAACAATGGGTACTTATCTATATGACACAGGGGAAGATTATGAACATACCATTACTATTTCGTCTGCCAGGTGCGGTCATTACTATACTGTCATTACCACTTTAGCCCATGAAATGATACATTTGAGTTTTCATCGGCAAAAAGGTGACAAATGGATGCAACATGGCAAACCATTTAGGACACGCTGCAAACTAGTGGCTACAGAATTAGGGCTTGACCCGTTAGAATTGTAGGCTTATCCATACTGCAATCGCTGGCAGTAAGATGACTAATACCCCAAAAGCTAGAAATATATCATTCACTTATTGCCCTTTCCAAGTTTCTGATTGACGCACTCCAAGAGCCTCTCCTGGGTAATCCCCCATTTACTTTCAAAACCTTTTGCACCCAATCCGTGAAGGCCAGAGTTTCCACGATGGTGTTCTGGGCAAAGTGGCAAGATAGGGGATGTAGCCCGTTTAGTTCCATACCTTCTAACATGATGGAGTTCTGCCGGAGTGCCTTCAAACCCAAGGACTTCGGAGCATAGAATACATCCGAGTTCTGCAATCTTATTGAGAGCGTTCTTTTCATTTTTCGTCATTAGCCCACTTATACCATTCTCTATAAAAAGTCTTAAAGGACTCAAATCCTATGCCACGCTTATATGGTTTACCATTAGGTGTTAAAAGCCAATAAGAATCAATATGAGTGCCATTGTCGGTATTACCATAAATGATAACTACCATGAACCTAGTATTAGCTGCTAAAGCCTGTAATAACCGTTTTTGCCCTTCACTTACTTTTTCGCCAGGTCGCTTCCATTCTAATATTAAAAACCGACCATTGCGTTCTGCAATACCATCTACATTACTAGGTACAAACGCAGGATTTAAGGGTATCAAGCCTTTAAACTCCGCATAGTCTGTATGCGTAGCAAACATATTACGCATTAACTTAGCCAAGTTTTCCTCACTTGGTCATAAGTAACAAACTCTAATTTAATAGTTTCATCGGCTAACTTATGGGCAATTTCAGTAGCTTTCTCATAATTACATTTAAGAGTAGCGTTATGGTATGCCTTCATTAATTGTTGCATAGTCAAATAAATTTCAGAATAGTCAGTCATCTAGTCAGTCTTTCAATGTTTCTGTTGCTTGCTTCTTGTGTTCTAAATAATTCAAATCTCATCTTAGCCGATTCTAATTGCCATCTAAGGGCTTCTGCTTCTTCTGTCGCCAATCCAATAGCCTCGCATAACTCTTGGTAAGCCTGAGATTTATACGCATCCATCTCTTTACCCCCAATCGTTGTTGCCTCTGACTTAGACATCTCAATAGCTTTAAGGCTGTGCTTAAACGCCTCGAATTGAGCGAGATTACCTTTCGCCTTTGCATACGCTGGCGCTGTTTTAAAGATGAAGTCAATCGCATCATTTGGGTCATAGTCTTTCATAATTATTAATCCTTTCGCCTATCCAACGCATTACCGGCACAGCCATAGAATTTCCTAATGCTTTGTATCTTGCGCCACTTGGGCAGTTTTCTTTAATGTTAGTATAGTTATCAGGAAAACCTTGCAATCTTTCGCACTCTACTTCTGTAAGTCTACGGACTGCCATGTTTTGAATAGCAACTGCTTCTACTGGCGTACCATTGCTTCTCCAACCGCTACCAGGATTAGCCCTTAATGTTCCACTAATTTCAGATGAACCTACAGGGTGAATAATTCCACCAACATGGTCAATATCTGTGCCATTTCTTATTGTTTGGCTTGTATTGTCATTGGTTGTTAAATTATAAATATCAACAGCAACAGCTGAATTTTGACTTGTGGTTAAAGTATTTGATTGATTATTTAAAAAATTCATTTCATCAGGTCTAGCATTTGAATTGAAACCCATAGCTAATGGCACATTATTACCACCTGTGCCCCATCTAGCAGTAACTGTAGGACTTATTTTAATTTCTTTTATTCTGCTATCTGTTCCATGATTTTCATAAGCAACCGCATGACGACTTGAAGTATCTAATGTTGGCATTGGGTCGCCTGGTTTACCAATACCTAAACCATTACCCTTTCCATTGTTTGTGCCATTAAATCTTGTTGCTTGGTCATGAATTGGAATAGGTTGCATTATCATATTAAATCCATCAGCCCTTGAATAATCATTACAAGTAGTTTCCAGGCAACTAGCAATTTTTGGTGTTGCTACCATTTTCATATATCGTTCATTACAATCGTCTGAGCTAATTCCTTTGTAATCTCTTGCTGTGAGAGGGCCACAGAGTTGAGTGCTGATTCCAGCATCGGAGGTAGTTTCTTTCCACGAGCTTCTGCCCTTCGCAATATTCCCTGACAGGCTTTCGGACTCAAATAATATTTTTGCGGCAGATTCCCAACCTCCAAGACATCCGACAACAAACACTCTTCTGCGTCTTTGTGCGACTCCGAAGTTTTGAGCGTCAAGCACCCTGTAGGCCCACCCATACCCGAGTTCGCCCAACGCCCCAAGGAAGGCCCCAAAATCCCTTCCGTTGCCACTACTGAGGACACCTGGCACATTTTCCCATATACACCATTTGGGTCTAAATTTGTCAAGAATTCCAACATAGGTAAGAGCGAGGTTACCTCTTGGGTCGTCAAGTCCTTTGCGTAAGCCTGCAACGCTGAATGATTGACAGGGAGTACCTCCGACC